CTCGGAACCGACCGCGTAACTGCGTGTTGGTTTGCGATGGCCCTAAAAGATGAGATTTTGAAGGCACAGAAGGCTAAAATGAAGCAAACGCGGCTTTTTATGGCAGCACCCTTAGCGCACCACGTTGCAATGGTGGTGATTTGTCAATTAATGCATGACCAATTGATGTCGAGCCGTGGTACCTGGTGTTCTGCTGGCCGTGACTTTCATTACGGTGGCTGGCACGAGATGGTTGGGGCTCTGCAGTTTGATTGGATTTTTGGAGCGGATGGGGAGATGTATGACATGTCAATTTGTCAACTCCTCTTTTCTGCCGTCTATCAAGTTGTTCAGAGTTTTATTCCGTCTTGTGACCATGCTATGTTAGAAGATTTATTTGCAATGGCATTGAATTCTTTTCTCGTTAGTTGTCGCGGACATGTGTATGAGAAACACACTGGGAACCCGTCGGGATGGTTTCTAACTCTACTGCTGAATACAATTGTTGGTTATATGTTGCTCGCGATGACTTGGATTCGTTTGTTTCCAAATTCATCTCGTTCAGACTTTGAGACTTTCGTCCGGGCTTGGCTCTGCGGAGACGACTCTTGGGTTAGCGTTCACACTTCGGTGCGGACATACTATACTGCAGAGGCTTTCGTCGATACGTGGAGAAGGTTCGGGATGAAGGTCAAGAAGGTCGAGCAATCACATACAGTTCAAGAAGTGGAGTATTGTGGCGCATACTCGATCAAATTGGAGGATATCTGGTGTCGGAAGCCCCGCGTTCAAAAGTTTTTGGACGCGTTGTGCTATACCAAATCGCTAGACCCCCTAATGAAGTTACAGCGCGCTTACAGTATCTACATGGAAATGTTTCCAGTGGAAGAGAAAGAAATCGTGTTTGGATATGTTCAATACCTGGCCTTGGAGAATCCTGATTGTGCAAAGTTTTTGCGCATTATAGCGAAACCAGACCGGGAGTTGTTGAATCTGCATACAGGATTGGAATGAATGGGCCGCTGCGCGCAACGATACGCGGCCCAAAAAGAAGTTTATGAACGTTGACGACGTCATTGACTTAAACGAGATTCCAGACTACAGTTTCATCTATCCATTCACGTGTTTACAAACCGTCCATGCCCAAAACAAAGGCGCAGAAGAAAAACAAGAAGCTCGAGAAAGCTCTTGTTGTGCGCGAAGCCATGTCCAAAGCGACCGGGATGTCTCCCGGGATGTCTGCGGGCGTGTACGGTGCCGGCAAGGCACTGAAGAAGAAGGGCAAGGGGAAAGGCGGTTTTTG